ATGCCTGCGGACGGCGGCCATGACACGTCGCCGTTCGTCGGCAGGGTCGCGCCCTGGACGTACATGGACACGGCGCGGCTGCCGACCACGCGGGTCTGCTTGACGAACTCCTTGCCCCATGAGTCCGACGCCTCCCAGGGGAAGACCTCGGTGGTGAACGTGGCGCGCACAGCCCATGCGTAGTTTGCCTCTCGCAACGGTTCTACGGTGACCGTGCGGCAGACGTAGCGCTTCAGGACGCCATCGGTGCCGTAGACGGCCGACTCCAGGCGCTGCTGTGGGCGTACCGGCAGGTTCGTGCGGATCGCCGCGTCGCCGGGATACGGGTCGCTGCTGTTTGCTGGGGTCCAGAACAGCTTCCACTTTCTTTCCAGCGTCTGGTCCCGCCAGCGCTCCTCGAAGCGCCAGATTCGGCTGTCGGCGTCTTCTTTGTATTCCCAAGTGCCCATCAGTTCCCGGCTCCCTTGGCGAGCTTCTCCATCGCCTCGGTCTGGCGGCGCATCATGCCCGCCTCGTCGTAGGGCATCCCGCGCGCGGATCCGGTGCCGGGCGCATAGGTGTAGTTGGTGGCGTTGAACAGCTCGCCGGCCATCGCGTCGGTGCCTGCCGACAGCTCGGCCGCACGTCCAAAGTCGCCGCGCATCCGTGCTTCGTTCGTTGCGATCAAGCCGGCGCCAGCCTCAAGCACGATGTCCAAGGCGGTCATCAGGTTGTTGCCGAACCGCTTGGTGGCACCCATGCCGGCGTTGATGCTCGATGCGTTTGCCTCGATGCGCGCCGCTTCTCCTGCCGCCGTCTCGGAATCCGCCCGGCTCCGTTCCATCGCCCCCGGCGCAAGCGCCTGGCCGATCCGCGTGTCGGCGCGGTAGCGGTCCAGTTCCGCCTGGATGGAGGCATTCATGGCCTCGGGCGAGTACTTGTTCGACAGCGCCGCCAGCTCCCCCATGCGCTTCTCGACGGCCGAGAAGGCCGTCTGGATCATCCCCATGCCCATCTGGAGCACGTCGATCCCTGCGCTGATGGTGGCTGCGCGAGCCGTGCTGCGCGCCGTCCGGTTCAGCTTGTCCAGCTCCCGGTTCGTGGCGGCCACGCCCTTGGCGACGCCCTTGGCGTCCATGTCCACCTGGATGGAGGCTTTAAGGGTCTTGTCAGCCATTGCGGAGCCAGGGGAAGAGCTGCGAGGGGCGCTTGCCGCTCAGGGCGGACGCGATGACCACCAGCGCGCTCTCGATGCGCTCTCCGTTGGTCAGGTCTTGGGCGAGGCCGGCCGCCATGGTCATGCGTTGCTCGGGGCTTGCGATGCGCCAGAGCCTGCGCTCGGCGCGTCCGTAGGGCGTTGGCGGTTGACCTCCTCGAGCAGGCGACCGGCGATGTCCGCCCGGATCTTCCCGGCGTCCTGCGGGTTCTGGAGGAACGCCGATCCGTCCTGGCAGGTGATGCAGGCCACCCACCAGAACGGGTTGTGCGAAGCCTGCGTCACGTCCGCGAGCGTGGGTTCGCGGAACGTGAGCAGGCCGAGCTCGGGGATGTCAACCGAGCGGGTCCGTGCGGCGACCTTGTGGAGGTCAATCGGCAAGGGTCACTGCTCCTCCCAGGAGAGCTCCCACATTGCCGGGCCGGTGCCGTCGTCCGTGAACGAGGCCGATGTGATCTGCACGTTGATGTTCCCCGTGCCGGCGCCGTACTCGTCGTAGGCGATGGTGCCCTGGTCGGTGTACTTCAGGGTTAGCACGGCAGTAACGGTTGCCGCGAGGTCCACGGGCATTAGGTGGCTGCGCAGCGTGTTGTCGTTGCTCCCGTCCTGGCGGTACAGGGTGCAGGTTCCGAAGCGCCGAACGCGGCCGGGGGCGCGCTTCTCACGGAAGTCCGCGATGGTGGTCACGTCGAGGCTGGCGCGCTCGAAGTTCATGGTGAAGCTGCGCACGGCCACCACCGTGGTGCCGCTGAAGGTCAGGGTGCCGCCGTAGCCGGTGATGAGTGCCATGGGTCAGATTCCTTGGAGCGAGAGGGTCAGGGTGCAGACGCGCTCGTCGCCTTCCGAGCCGTCGGCCTGCGATTCGGTGCGGAACGCGACGCTCGCGTCCGTGCAGACGATGTTTGCGGTGCCGGCCTGCGTCTCGACGCCGTTGAGCTGGGCGCAGATCTTGTCGGCCTCCTGGGCGACGGCGAGGGTCGTGTCGCCGTAGATGCTCACTTCCACGGTCACCAGCCAGAGGCTCTGGTCGGTGCCCGGCATCGCGCGCGACGCCTGCGCAGCGCTGATCTCCCAGACGATGGCCGGCGTCTGCGTCGTGGGGCGGCGCATCCCGACGCTCACGGGGTTGGTCGTGGCCTGGTCGAGGTGGTACTGGACGGCCTTGCAGACCGTTTCGAGGCTCATGGGCGGCCTCCCAGCAGGCGCTTGGCCTCGGCGAGCGTCTCGGCGCCCAGGGCATCCGTGGCGCGCTGGAGATTCGACTGTGCCCAGCGAAGCGAACGGAACGCGCCGGGAATCATCTTCGCGGCGCCCGCGCCCTTCATGGCTTGGCGCTTGCCGGAGGTGTGGTCGTGCAGCTCGGGGAACATAGCCCTTGCCTCGCCGTACATTCCGAACAGCGCCGCGCTGCGTGCTCGCTTAGCCGCCATGCTGTTTCCGGGATTGGCGCGGAAAATCTCGTTGCGCTTCAGCTTCACGAACTCCCGGCGCCCTTCCCTCTGCTGGACGAGGTGCGCCGGGGTGGACGCATAGAACTTGCTTCCCTTGCCGTAATGGCGATACCCCAGCTCAAGGAGGTGGTAGACGCGCTGGCGCCCCTTGGCGGTCGCGCCGCCCTTGGTGCCATAGCGAACCCCGATCCTCGACCGGATAGGGGCCGTCGGGCCGGCGCCCATGCGGCGAACGTCCAGCTGCGTCGCCGCAGCAATGGCTTTACGGTGGGTCGGCTTTCCACGGTACGGCGAGGATTTCCAGATGCCGGCAAGCTTCTTGACGAACGGCGCCAGCGCCTTGCGCGCACCCTTCTTCCGGGCGCGCTCGTTCAGGTTGTCCGGCAGCTTGGCAAGGATCGCCCGCAGCGCCTTGTCGTTGAGCGTGATCTTGAGCGCCGTAGTGCTCACAGGACCACCTCCACGGCCTCGATGGTGAGCGTCCGCCGGCGCTGGTCCTTGTCCGTGCAGCTGCGCACGTTCAGGGTGCGCTGGGTGCCGTTGTCGGTCCACAGGAACCGGCTGCGCGTGGTGACCGAGGCCGTCCACGGGCAGAGGATCCGGTACGAGGTCTGGATGGCGGGTCCGCCATCGTCCACCGTCTCGGTGGTGTCCATCTGCTCGATGTAGACGGGCAGCGCGGACAGGCCGGACACGGTCGCCCATGTCTCGGTCGCTTGGCCGAGGGCGTCTGTGGACTGCGTCGGGTTCTGCACCGCCGCGACCAGCCGCATCATGCCGTGGGGGACGTGGGCCATCAGCCGATGCCCTTCCCCATCATGGCACTTATGTTGTCCCAGTAGTCCGACTTGAGCGTGACGGTGTCATCGCCGCGCGCGGCGTTGAGCTGCGTTACGCGCTGGAGCACCGCCATCTGGAGCAGCGGGTGCAGGGTGTTGTTTCCGGCTGAGACAGTCAGGACCAGCGGGTACTCGAGGTCCGCCACGTCGAGGTCCGCGTACTGGAGCCCGTTGATGGTGACGAGCGTGAGCGTGACCGTGGTGTTCAGCGTGTTCACGCAAGTGCAGGCCGTGACCGGCTGCCGCTCCAGGCGGACGAGCTTCGTGATGCCCGTCGGCTCGGACGCGACGTACTGCGTGCGCGTGACCGGGTCCAGGCACCAGCCGGTGCGCTCCTCGAGCTCGCGCACCGTCGCGTCGTACGCGATCTGGAGGTACGCATCGTCGCCCGTGTGGTAGACGCGCGCCGCATCCTTGATCGTGGACAGCGTGATCGGCATTCGTCCTCCTAAACGCAGAGGGGGCGGGCGGGGAGAGTGCCCGCCCCCTTGCGCTTCCGGGGGTTTGCGTCAGGTCAGGGTGATGCGCAGCGCGGCGACCGCCTTCGGGCGGACCACCTTGCTGTTCACGAACACCATGCCCTGGAACTTCACGAGGCCGGGGGTGGTCACGTCATCCCGGAACATCGAGATGCCGCCCCACTCGCGGATGGCGAACGCCTCGCCGACGTTGGCGAACATCAGCGGCACCGAGTTGGTGACCGCCGCGGTCTGCCGGCCGGGCGCGTAGGGCGCGATGTACACCGGGCGCCCCATGAGCATCATCGGCGCCGCCTGCATGACGCCCGAGTCCGAGCTCGGAACGAAGAGCGGGACGTTGCTGGTGGACGTGTCCACCTTGAGGCTGGCGATGCGGTAGTAGGCGTCCTGGCTCATCACCCAGGCGGCCGACTGCCAGTACTCGGCGGGCAGGCTCTTGTAGCGCAGCTCCGTCAGGTTGGCGACCGTGAAGGCGCCGTCCCAGCCGCTGCCCGAGCCGTGCGCCGCGCTGACGGCGACGGCCTTGTAGTCCGAATCGTTCAGGAACAGGCCCGTGGGCTGGTTGCTGCCGGTGCCGACCGTGTAGCCCGACTCGATGCCGCGCGCGATCATTTTCTGGAGGTGCGAGATGACCTCGGCCTCGATGTCGAAGTCCGACTGCCGGACCACCCACTGGGTGAGCTCCGACTTCGGCAGGCCGCCGACGGGATTGAGGTTGATCTCGGCGTGCGCCGCGTCGTAGGCCGTCTGCGTCTTGTTGGCCTCGGTGGTCCAGAAGGTCGTGACCGCCGCGTCCGTCTCGAGGTTGTTCCGGCGCAGCGTGACGCTGCCCTTCACGCCCGTGCGGAGGTCGGCCAGGTTGCGCACGACCGTGTTGCGGTCGAGGTACTTCAGGATGCCGGCCTCGTAGATCT